TCTTCTGACCGACACTCAAGCCTATAAGTCGCTCCACACGTTCATCCAAAGACGGTTCCGTCGGCATCGGCGGTTCAAGCCGCATTTCAATAATCTCCTTCCACGAAGCATCAGCATGCTCCGCACGAAACGCCAGCTGCTCATCCGACAGCTCAATCCAGCGCCCTGCCTTATAGTCCTCATAAGTCGTTCCCGTCGGAACGCTCTTATTCAACGCATTTTCAAATTCATATACATTGCGTATATCCCTGTGTATGTAAGTTTTCATAATTAATTCTCCTTTTTTTTATTGTTTTTCCGCAACCGTAATAATATACTTCCCTTCATCCGATTTATAAACAATATTAGCCTCAAGCCTCCCGCCCGCCGGAACCGAAAAAGCCGTCCCCGACATCGAAACATAAGTCACATCATCATTCGGTATAGCCACAGCCACAGCCGCCGTTGCAAGTATAAACACATGAAACGAGTGATTCGGCGCCGGCGTCCCCGACAGCGAAAGCGACTGTGAAGCCCCAATCGTAGCATAAACAACATCTTTATCTACCGGCAAGCCGACCAGCGTCGAAACCGTCGCCACACTTTCAGGATGCGAGTGCCCCGCAACCGCATAACCACTATGCGTATGCGTCAAAATATCCCCCGTCAGTTGCGCCTCAATCAAAGCCTTCGAGATGCCAGTTAGATACTGACTGTGTGTGTGCGTAGATATATCACCCGTCAATACAGCTTCAACCAGCGCCTTTGTGATAGCCTGTAAATACCGCCCATCAGCCTGCGCCTTCGTATAATAGTCAAGTAAAAAAACCTTATCAATTTCTAACGGCAATATACCCGTACCTGTCCACCAGTAATCCGGCACATCCGTCTCTTCAATATAGAAATTATCGCCGACCTGTAATTCCGTCAAGTTAGCCGGTACAGTAAGCCACGCATCAAGCGCCGCCTTCGTATTGAACGACCGCCCCCGTGACTTGCCTTCTGCAATAGCTTTGACGGTGTCAATGAGTATTCGCAAATCATTATGAGCCGTCCCCGATATATTATGACCCGATAGGTCAGCCGGTTGCAAAGCAGTGTTGGCAAGGCCGAGCAAGTTTTGTATAGCTGATTCCAAATCCGTAGCCGGTATCCCCCCCGAAGGCTTAACATAATAAGGCGACAAATCCGGCAAAGAAGCCGAAGTAATAAAATTGCTATCGTTATTGAATTGCGACAAATTCGTAGGCTTCCCGATAATATAATTATCAGCCCCCGTATCATTTTGCGTCCACGACGATTGCACATTCTTTTGCGCCCCCGTCTCTATCCCTGAAAGTTTATTTTTTTCTGCATCAGTAAAGGCATTAGTATCAGCATTACTCTCATACTTCTGCTTAATCATAGCCGCCGAATCCGAACCAGTCTGACCCATATCAACCCATGCGCCAGAATTATAAGCAAATTCATGTACGATACCTGAAATGCTTACGTCAGCCGCGCAACCCTCTTTGTCTCCCACAAATGTCCCCCAGTTGCCGCCCACACCCCCATCAGGATAATCCGCCTGAAGCTGCAAAACCGAACCAAAAGCCCCCAGAAACTTTGACGAATCCAGGTTCGCAAGTTTATCTTTCTCATCCTGCGTAAAACTCGTCTCCGAAAGCCCCATGCCAGAAACCTTATCCACCTTACCGGAATCAATATCATCCTGATCAATAGACTTCCGATAATCAGCCTTAATCCCCTGATCCAAATCATACAGCAACTTCGTCTGCGGAACCTTGCCCGTAGCGCTTTCAATAACCGTAGATATCGCCAGACTGCGAGCTGTTCCAAGCATCCACCGCGAACCATCCCAGAAAGCCTTAAACATCACACCCTTCGAGACCCACCAATCATTAGCCAAAAAACCCGCATTAGTCATAGTCGATATACTGCCAGACTTCAACCCAACCGTATCAGTCACCGATAGAACACCAATAGAATCCAATGTACCCTCTACAAACGCATAATCCGTATACGTCATAATCTCATACGTGACAGTAGCCGCGCATCCCGATAACGTAATCAGTTTAGTCGCTGTCTCCGGCGTGTCAACCCATGCGCCCATAATGCGCGACTGCGGTTTTACCGTCCCAGCCTGGACTTCATCGACCTTGCCGTCAATAAGGTCTATCAATGCCGGAGCAAGCTCTGCCGAAGTAATTGTTCCGGCTTTTAACACGGAATGTATGACGTTACCGGATTCAACCGTCGTTTGAATGTGCGTACCATTGTGCCCAACGTAAATGTCGATTAAATGAGAGAGCGGAACACGAACCTTAGAGTTATCAGCTTTTGTGATAACAAGTTCAGCCGTTTCCGGATCATAATACAATCCATGTATACACCCCGCAATAATGATATTAAACGTCAGCGTCGAATTATCCCGTTTTGTTATTGTCACATCGCCTGTTGTATCGTTATATTCTACCGACTTCACAAATGATAGAGAATCAATCATCGCCCTAATAACAGGATGCGCCGTACTCGAACCATCATGCGCCTGTATATCTGCCGAACCATCCGTTCCATCCGTCCCTTTCAGCGATTCCAGAAAATCCTGTTCAGAACCGCCGTTACCTTCTTCGAGCCAAATCTGATATGCTGATTTTCCTGGATTGCCCGGCCCGCCTGGGGCGCCAGGAGAGCCTGGTAAACCGGGAGCGCCTTGAAGCGAATCCAGAAAATCCTGTTTTGTTCCTGCATTGCCTTCCGAAAGCCAGATTTCATAAGCGGATTTGCCGTCTAAACCGCCCGTTCCGTTTCCATCTCCATCTAATTGAAGGGCAATATAGTAATCGCAATTGCATAATCCGTGATGCTCTGCGATTTTACGGTTTTCAAAATGATCATGCACATAGACATTTGTATGCATCAGTCCTGACGAGACGGTTCGGTAACCGTCTGGGAAATTAGCGTCCGGCATGTCTAATGAAATTTCAAACAAGATTTCTCCTGTGGCAAAATTCTGATTTTCAAGATAAACGCGAATACTGTTTCCGTCAAACTGTATTCCGTTTGGAGGCGGTTCTCCTGTTTCGATGTGGAAGGCGACCTGCGAGTAACGGCGTGTAAAAAAACTCAAACAGAAGGAATAATCCTGAGGATTTATTTCGGCTCCGGTACTGTCAGTGATTTTTAACACGTACAACAAGTCGCTGTTTTTATGTACATGCTTCATGCTTTTAAATATTAATTAAACTGTAATTAAATTTCCTCGGAATCATTTGTCAATTCCTCAATATCATCAACAAAAGCATCATAAAGCTCTTTTTTGCCTGAACCGCTTATTCCGTTATCAGAAGTCAGGGTAAACTGAAATCCGCCACGAACACAATCGAACGATACAAAACCAATTGCTTTGTCATCTTTTTTCACGACACCCGAAATCTCTTGAATGTCGCTTTCGCCATTTTTTTTGATGTTGTATGAAATATGAGCGTTTTCTACAACAACACTTTTCCCCTTTTGGGTTGTACTTGTAATTTCCATAATCATTTATTTTTTTAAAATGTCCATAATCTGACCGTAAGCGCCCGCCGAAAAAGTCACTGCGCAAAATTTTTCTAAAAAGGACTCGTCGTCGTCGTTTATCTCGATCGCGCCATCCCCCGCTATAAGTTTTGTACTCAATTTGTATGCCCGAAACTTGTCACTGTTCTCAATAGGCAATTCCGGCACACCGCCAGCTCCAAACAAAACCTTCGCGATTTGTTCCCCAACCATTTCAGTCCCGAACTCTTTGCCTTTAAAGTCTTTAAACTTCCTGTTAAAATCTACCTTTTTCATAATTTACTATTTTTTAATCTTGAATGTTTGTGATATACCATGCGCCATTATGATATGCAAATTCTGCCACATCTCCCTTGTACAAGTCCTGATATGAATAAACATTCCCATTATTGTCTACAAGTTGTGCATCTGACGCTCCTGGATGTATTCTAATCCTGCCGTCCGAAATTCGTGTTACCAATACCTGTATCTTTATAAAGCTACGATAACCAGAATGATGACCATCCTTAAAATAGGTGAAAGTACTTTCAATAGCAGCGCGCGAAGGAAGATACAGAGGTAGATATGTGGAAGGATCAGCGTTCTGAAAAATAAATGTGTCATAATATTGAAGTATACTAGCATCGTTTGCTGTCGTAAAAGAGTTCAAAGAAGGCGTTTCCCGTATACATGCAAAAGCACCTTTTATAAATATCCCACCATTCGCCCATAAGGCTACCGAACGCACATAAGGGTCTACTTGCAATTCATTTCGACCGGCTGCTTCCAAGTAAAGAGCAATTGTCGCACCGGTCGCCGGTCCCAAATTATTGTTCAATATCCTCGCCGTACACGTCGTCATCGCCCAATCCAGAGACAAGTTTCTCCCAAATTCAATTGATGTGTAATTTCCTGTTCCTTGCACTCCACCTCTCATTATAATATAACCAACATCACCATACTTTTGTAGTTCATCTATACAAGTAAACCAGCCGTTTGCGCTTATATTAAAAGCCCCGATTTTTGCCTGCGCCGCAAACAGGTCTATTGTATTTATCATACTCGTCTGGATATACCCGCCAGATATAATTGTCTGTCCATTTAAGGAGACCAATAAATCATTGTTACTAATACTACCCTGCGTAAACCCTTCCAATTTTCCATTGATAATATCCTGCGCACTCTGATTAAGCATCTGAAACGTCACCTGACCGAGTAAATTAACCTTATTAGCCGCGATCGTTATACCCGACGTTGAAACATTAATAGAATTAATTATCTCATCCCCGCTCTCTGTAATCAATTGTGCAAATATTGATACGGCTTGAGATGTTATGATATATCCAGCCTGTTCCAATACCGTCAGACGCATCCCGTTATCATCCACGTCATCCCGTAATGAATTAACAGTAGCCGTAATGCTATCCGAATAAAGACTAAACTCTGCACTCAATAGCGTCAGACGATCACCGTTATCATCCACGTCATTCCGCAATGAGTTAACGGTAGCCTTTATGCTATCCGAATACACACTAAACGACGACTTCGTATAAAACAGCCCTTCTATATACTGCCGAGCCTCCTCATATCGTTCAGAATATATCGCAAGACTTGAACTGTACGAAGCATAATAAGAATTTATCATCCCTTTTTCCGTACTCGTAATAAGACCGTCATCTATCGCATCCTCTATATAAACATAAAGCCTCGAATAAGTATTATCAAGCGACCATGACGCTCCTTCTTTCGCTGTTACAAGATTCGTCTTTGCCAACCCGTCAAGCATCGGATTATATAAAAGAGCATTATACTCCGAATCCAAACGAGCCTTTTCTGACGCCAAAACATTCAAATATATCCGTATACTTTCCGCCTCCGCTTCGCTAATAATACCGTCAGCAAAAGCCGTATCCAAAAACGTCATCAAATCACCTAAAGCCGCATCCATCAACCCAGTAATATCCGGTGCATCCGTCAGATTCGCATACCCCGTACTCCCTGCCTGAATCTTAATATTACCGCTTATAACCCCGTTTGCAACGTCAAAATACGTTTTACCATCCGGTGAAATGATTTGTCTAATCCGCATCTGACCCGGAAGTATTTCAGTATATCCGTAACAAGTCGCAAAACTTCGCGCCCCGTCTACTTCAGACGACAGCAAACCGATCAGAAAGTAATAATAACCGTCTCCAGGATAATACGTATAATCTTCCTGAAGCATAAAAGCCCCGGTCGTAAGCGTTACAGAGCATTTAGCTACTAAGTAATAAGGCGTTTCAGCATCCCCCAGATAAGGCGAGATATAAGATGCCACATCCCAAAACCGGTGTTCGCCCGCGAAATGAGCCGACGAGGTATTGTCAATGCCCATCGTCATGTGTTTTAAAATTGCAGTCGGCGCCGAAAATACTTTTGTAGTATTATTCAGAACGAAATTGGGATTCAATTCAAACTGCGGATCCACTTTGCTTGAAACAAACATGATTTGCTGATTTTCATTCCCAATCAACACCGACATAGTTCGCACCCAAGCCGGATTAATACCCGGCGTGAAATCCAGCAATGCTTTTTCAAGCATCTCCTGCGCTTCCAAAGCGTGCAAATACGTCCTTTCAGAAAATTGTCGCAACTGCCATAAATTCCTATCACGGACTACCGATTCATCTTTTATATCCTTCAGCCCCTGAATAATACTTTCCAGGCGAGAAACATAAAGCGTATCAGATATTTCGATGTCAATATTCAGATCATCATTTATCCCCCGCGTATACGACTGTATCCTGAGTTCAACGCTTCCGCTGCCATCCACTATGTCATTATCTTCTACAACGACTGTCCGTCCCGTTTCTATCCTCTCCATATTCTGACGAAAGAAAAGCGGATTCACCCGTCCCCTGTAGCTCACTTTCTGCTCGCACATTTGCGCAATGGCTTCCTGTCCTTTCATCAGCAGTTCCTGTTCCGCCGCGTCAATATAAGCCTGTGGCATCTTCAAATCCGAAAGCAAATACAAATCACCAACAGCAGGCACAAACACCCCGCCCGGAACATCCTGCCCAAGCCCGTAATCACCAATAATCAACTCATATTCCTGAGTACCCGAATGCCAGTTCGCATCAACCTTCAATCCGCCTAACTGACCGGTCTGAAAATCAACGATCAGATTCCGGCCCGGCAGCAGTTCCGGTTCAAATCCCAGAAAAGCATCCTTTATAAAATAGATACCGTTTTCAACCCTGACGCCTGTCACGCTACCGGGATCGCCTGCCTGTTTATGAATCAACCGGGGAAACACTTCCGGAAAGTTTATCCGCCCCATAATAACGCCGAATTTCCCCGTATTCTGTTCTACATAGCGCTCATTATTCGGTAAATGAAGATACTTATTTCCGTAGGCGCTACTGTCAATATTTCGGTCAGACCCTTTCACAAGCAGTTTTGTAACGATACGCCCATCCTGATTGTTCCGTGATAGTTCATACAGCGCATTCCCCTTTCCATACTTGAATAACAGCGGCGTCCCAAACTTCTTTTTTCCGAGCGATACCGTATTGCCCGTTACCGTATTTTCCGTTATCCAGTATTCGATGTTAAACTCGCTGCAAAGATGCTGTAAAGCTTCTAAACAATCCATATCCGTGTAAACGATATTCTTCCCTTCCGCCGGTTCTTCCACATCGCCGACATACCAGGATGGATGAACCTCCCGCACACATTTCAGAATCCGCGCTAAATGAAACGAGGCCGTCCCGAACAGCGGAACCGTATCATCCAACACACCCACTCCGGTACTGTCCTCAAGCACATACAGCGCATCCTGCAAATCATACTGAACAGAAAACAACTTACATGTATATTCAAACTCATGCCGACTTATCCGTCGCGGACTCACAAGCTGTTTCAACTTATACCGCTCTGCCTCAAACAGCACGTAATCATTAATCCGCAAATCTAACGGCGACGTCACGCGGAACGTCAAGTTCAGAACGTTTTCACCCATGTGTACGACATGCTGTGTCGAACTTTCCTCCGGCCTGACATCGTATATTTCCGTTATGTTGCGATATATTTTCATCTTCATTCATTTTTATGTCGGTACGGGCATCGTAAAGAAAAGCGTCATTTCAAACAAGATCATATCCGTATTTTTAACCCCCTTAATCCGCTTCATTTCGCTACTGCGTGTATAATACGCCTGAAACGTCTTATTAAGTTCTCGATAATAGAGCGTTCGTATACCGGGCGACTTCAAAAGCGAACACAGAGCATCATATTTACTCTGAAATTCAAGCGCAGAAAAGGAAATTAAACAGACTTTAAGCGACACTTTTTTTTCCTTCACATAACTGTGCGTCAAATCCACTTCGATCCCGTTTTCATCTTTCCAGTCGTGCGAAAAAGGCTCTTTCGTATCAGGCGGCAATAACCAGCTTTCCATCGAACCCGGTCGAACCACAAACCCCAGATCGCCCCAGGCGTCCAACCCGTCAATGGTCAAGTGTCCCAGCATTTTGTCTAATTTGCTCATAACATCTTCACTCCTTCCGTTTCAATTTTCCTCACACGATCATTTAAGATTTTCAGTTCCCTGACCGTCCCGTCCGTATTCCTGACGATCGCCGACAGATATTCCGAAACCGATGAATTGTCCAAATACATATTGTTGATCAAGTCATATATATTGCCAATATGTACCCGAATCGCCGTAAACTGCCCAAGTAATTCCGAACCTGTCTGCTGCGACATCGTCTGAAACATTCCCTTTTGTGACTCCTGATTCTGTTCCAATTGATTTGACAGCCGACTCATGTCCCAGCCCGATTCGGAAGCTATACGATCCCACTCTTCCGCAGCCCTGGTAGCTCCTTCTATCACAGCCCCAAGTCCGCTATATATATCGGTCATAATATCCGCAAGTTCCTGCTGTATCAAAGCCGGATCGCCCAGACTGTAAGCATTTCGCATACGCTCCTCAAACGCATTAAAATAATTAGTTAAAACAAACTCTTTCACAAGCTGTTTTCCAAGCGCATCTATCACCTGCAGTCCGGCATCCCCAAACAATTCCCAGGCATCAGCCCCATCCCGAACCCCCTTGAAAATACTGTCAGTCAAACTGTCTGAAAGTCCGCCGATAATAGTATTTAAATTCTGATCTATGATCGCTGTCAATTCCTTTTCTGCCAACTCCGAAAGCGCAATCATATTTTCAATCAGACCCCTGACCCAGTTGTTGGAGGCCCTGTTTATTTCCTCATTCGTCTCCAGAAACGCCTTGGCCTCTTCTATTTTAAGATTACCGTACTCATCAAACATTTGAGGCGCCAAATCGATAAGACTTTTGATTTCGCCCGGATTCCAATTATTTGCCCGCCTTATCTCGACTACCATCGTTGCAAGGCCGCTATACCCTCTTTGCAAAGCCTCCGTATACCTTGCCAGGGCTTGAGTATAATCGCGCCCGTCAAGCGCTTTCATCGTTTTCTCGAAATCCTCGTGCCCTATACTGTCAAGCGTTTCACGATATTTCTTAGAAACAGTTAAAAGTCTTTCAAACGAATCGGCTGTCATGCGGATAACGTTTATACCAAAAATAGATTCATAATCCTCCTTTTTGATACTGTTATACATCATGAAAAGCCTGTTTTCAAAATTCGCCAGGTACTCAGTCATACTTTTCTCGCTCGCCCTGACCGCTTCCATCGCATCCTGAAGGTCTGCTATTATTGTCGTTAATACGGATACAATGCCGCTTACAGCCCTTATTTTATCGCCCGTCGACGCCGATTTGTTCCCAAATACCTGCATCGCATTCGTAGCGCCGGTTATTATACCGGTAATAGAACCAACGGTTTTACTGAAATCATCCGAAACGATACCTCCCAATCCGCTTATAGCCTCCGAAATGGATGTGACCGTATCTTTAACCGCTTCCGCCGATTCATTGAACTGTAAAAAATAAGTCTGAACCGCCCCGCCATCACCTGCTTTCACAGCATCTTTGTAATTTTTTAATGATTCAATCATCGCTGTGAACGGATTTTTACGCGCCAGGAAAGCCCGTGCCTTTTCAATCGTCTCCACCATATTGCGAGTTTCCTGCGATGCCGAATCCTGCGATGATGCAACCATCTCTTCAGCCCTGGCAATATAATCCTCCAGCATCGCAGCCGACAGCCCCCCAAGATCACCCATCAACACCTTCCACACATCCCGCGATTTCCCCATCTGTTTTTCAAGTTCGTCTAACGACGACATTTTCTGTTTCCCCAAAATCAGCTTTTCGCCCTCTGTAACAGCTTTGGCTATTTTATCGTCATATTCTTTCGTAATGGCAAGTTTCCGTTCCTCAAACGTTCCGTATGATTTAAGATATTCGTTCATCGCCTTTTCAGAATCCGCAAGCATGTCCGCATTAGCCTTTTGACGCACCAGTAAGGCAAGCGATTCCGCTTCGGTTATATAATTGGCAATTGCTTCAGGACGCAACGATTCAGGAAGACGGCTTTTATCAAACGAAGCATAATCAAACCCCTCATTACTGCCCTTTTCGGATTCATACATTTTTTTCGCAACATCTTGAGCCTCCCTTACCATGCGGGCAGCGTGCTCCCGTATAGATAATAACTCCTTTTGATAATTTATTTCGTTTTGCCTGATCCTTTTCTCTGCGCTCTCATCATCTATCGACAACAGTTTTTCTTCCGTTTCAAGTTTCCTTCTGACCCTTTGAAAGTCCAATTCCGCTTCTTTTGTATTTAGCCATTGCAAGGCGTCAATGCGCGTTTGACGTTCGCGCTCTGCCTTATTCGGATCAGGTTTGTCTGTAGTTTTTTTTGCATCCGAATATTTCTCAACCTCCGCCCGCGCCGCCTCTATATCAGCTGTCAGTTCTTTCCATTTATCACCGTCAATTTCGCTTGTTTCTATCTCGTTACGGGCTTTTTCAAGCCTTTTTAACTCATTAGTCCAATACTCGTAATTTTCCTTCAGTTTTGTATCATCCGGCGGCGCACTGTAAAGTTCAACTAATCGCTGACGTTCATTATTGTACACCTTTCTGGCTTCATAAATTTCATTAATTGCTTCCTTTACCGGATTCCTGACTCTTGTATTGGATGATGATGATATATTAGGATCAAGCGATGGCAAATGCATATTTTTGTTAAACTTTTCAATCTCTTTTTGAACGTTTTCAGAAAGTTCCGTCCCATTATCAATAGACTGTTTCAGATCTGTCAAAAGCTTATTATAATCATCCGGTGAAGATTTTTTAAAAGCATTAATAATAGTTTCAATATTTGTCTTCTCGGTTTTAATATAGGCCGCTAAAGCCGATTCATCACCTGCCGACATCGCCTTATCCCGCGCCAATTGTACCACAGCAGCCGACACAGCACTATACCCCCCTTCCAGATCCTTCAACGACTGTATTTCGTCCGACATTCCTTTCAGGTAATCCCCATATTGATTGATAATAGCATTCTTAGCCGTTTCATACCCCTGTGTTCCTTCTCTTGCATTCCGCAATCTGTTGAACATGTCATCCATCGCCATGCGCTCCTTATTCAAATGACCGAAAAAATCAACGAATCCTTCATCTACCCGTTTCATCGCCTTTTCAAGTTCCGTCATCTCCGTAGCCATTTTATAGATTGCAACGGCAAGCGCCGTTATAGCCTGTGCCGCTATCGTATACAACCCGCCCTTCAAACGGTTCGCAAGCCTGGCAGCAGCGCCTGTAGCTTTATCGCCTGCCTTGCCCAGCAAGTCAAACCCTTTGCCCATTTTTCCCGCTACTTCCTCTGTGTTCTTCCCGGCATCCAATAACGCTTTTTTGTATTTTTCTATCTCTTTTTCTACCGATTCCATAAGTTTCGGATCGGTAGCCGCACCGACTTTCAGCAGTTCATCCCGAACCCGTATAGCTTCAACCAGCGCATCCTGTATACTTTTTTGCGAGTTATCAGCAAACTCGCCCATTGCCTCGCCCGCATCCCTGCCGGCTTCAGCCACATCTCTTAATCCTTCTGCCGCATCATCAATCCGAGCCGTAACAGCCCCGTCGACAATTTTCCCCAGCGATCCGTCAACCCGTTCTATCTCCGCCCTGATATCCGCCATCTGCCTGTCAATCCCGGGCATGAATTTCTGTTCCGACAGCTCATGAAATTTCGCCTCGAGCGCCTCAAGTCGTTTTATCAACTGTGAAGTCTCTTCATCCATATCCGTAATACGTTCAACAACACGACGTGACCCTTGATTCAGATCATCATCCTTTATACGAAATTCCAACGTAACAGGTTCAAGCATAACTTTTATAATTGAAAATTGAAAATTGAAAGTTGAAAATAAATTCATGATTCCTAATCGCTTTCCTTCCCACCAGCCGCACCGCACCTTCCCCCGAGCGCAAAGCGCTTTCCCCGGCGCAAACGCGCCCCTTCCCCCGAGCGCGTAGCGCTTCCCCGCGAGCAAAGCGAGCTTTCCCCCAAGCGCGCAGCGCCTTCCCCCTTTCACAAATGCGTATTGAGCCATCTATTCAACTCCTCAGCATTATCCACCTTTTCATCCCTCGCCCGGTACGAATAATAAGGCGCATCCGCCAATTTCATCTGTATATTCGCCCAGGAAACACCCCAGAGCAAATAATCATCTGTCCATCCCGTCTCTTTTTGAATCATATACAACAGTCCCCAGGGGCTATGAAGTCCTTTTAACTCCCCTGATCTTTGTGGCTCAGCGTCTTCTGTTTCATCGACAGAAGAAGTCTGATAGTATTCTTGAAAGACTGTATACCGCTCAAATTCAATACATGGACAAACAGCTCATACACCTGATAAGCATTCAAATTATCCCGATAAAAACCCACCCGTTCTTCCAGGAGATTTTCAGAAGACAATTTCTCCTTA